TAGAGACTAGCATCTGATGATCGAATAAACAAACTAAAAGAATAATCATTATCACTGATTTAATTTATATAATACGAGATGGAAATGCTTATGCGTATCGCTGGCGAAATATTAACGGTGTTGACTTGCGTTGGGAGTTTTTACGGCCATCACAAGTACAACCATATTTATTAAGCGATGGATCAGGTATGTATTACAACGTAAGTTTTGATGAACCTGAAATTGGAACTAAGATGTATATTCCACAATCAGATATGATTCATATTCGATTAGCATCTAAGAATGGTGGCTTGACTGGTGTATCTCCACTGAAGTCATTAAAGCCTGAAACTCAATTAAAATCAGCATCAAATAAAATGGCCTTAAGAGCTTTAAAGCAATCAGTTATGGTTAATGGTGTGCTAAAGATTAAGCATGGTGGGTTGCTAGATTGGGCTACACGTGCTTCACGTTCTCGTAAGGCTAAAGCGCAAATTGATAACTCTAATGGTGGTCCATTTGTTATCGATGATTTGGAAGACTATCAGCCCTTAGAAGTTAAATCTAATATTGCTAATCTTTTAAAACAAGTAGATTGGACTGGTTCTCAGATTGCCAAAGTATATGGTGTTCCAGATTCATTTATTAATGGCCAAGGTGACCAACAGAGTTCAATTGCACAAATTAGCAATCAGTATGTAAAAGCTTTAAATCGTTATGTGACTCCGATTGTAAGTGAGTTAAACAACAAGCTTAATATTCATATTGATAAAGATTTACGACCGGCAATTGATGTTTTAGGCGATAATTTTGCTACTACTATCTCTAGTTTAAAAAAGGATGGTACATTAGCAGGCAATCAAGCTCGATACGTTTTGCAGAAATCAGGATTTTTGCCGGATGATCTTCCTCAGCCAGATTTAACTGCAGAAATGACAGCTAAAGGAGGTGATGATAATGGAAACACTGGAAGTCAAGGGAATAATCGTACCTAATGATTTGAGCGATGTCTATGATTGGATGGGCTATGATTCAGTAAGTCCTAGTAGTATTAGGGATGCTTTGAATCAAGCTAGCGGTCAAGATATTGTGGTAGAGATTAATTCTCGTGGTGGCTATGTGGATGCAGGATCAGAGATTTATACTGAGTTGAAAAAATATCAAGGCAATATTGATATTCAAATTGTTGGTTATGCCTGTTCTGCTGCAAGTTGGATTGCTTTAGCCGGCGACACAGTTGAAATGTCTCCTACGGCTCAACTTATGATTCATAGAGCATCAGGAGGGGCCGATGGTAACGTTGATGATCTTGCTAGTGCCATGCAAGGGTTAGATCAAATGGATCAAGCCTTAGTTGATTTGTATGCCAAACGGACTGGTAAATCAGCCCAGGAAGTATATCAACTAATGGCTAAAGAGTCCTGGATGAATGCTAAAACCGCAGTAGCAAATGGTTTTGTTGATTCGATAATGTTTGAAGATGAACAAATGCCAGCTGTAGTAAATGCTGATGGTGTCCCTATTTTAAGCAACCAAGTAATTAATAAAATTAAGAACTTGATTAAAGAACCTAAACTACAAAATAAAAATAAGCCAAAGAGACAAGTTAAGAATGAAAACTTGTCTCTCTTATTATGGAGTTAACAAGAAAGAAGATAAGAAATGAACGGAAAAACAATTAATCAGTTGCATGATGACTGGATTTCTGCTGGTCAAAAAGTAACTGATCTTTTAAACAAGAAAATTGGCTTAAATGAAAAGTATAAGTCTTCATATAATTCTATGTCTGATGAAGAAAAAGCTAATTTCCGGAAGGAAATGGAGCAAGCTAAGCAAGATTATGATGCTGCAGTTCAAGCTCGTGATTTTGCTAAAGGTACGTTTGAAGATGCTCAAGAAGCTATGAAGACTATGCCTAAGCCAACTAATGGTGTACCTGTAGAAAAACATAATTCTAAGAGCAACTTTGCCGATGGGTTTAGAGATATGCTTCGTCATCCTATGAAATACATGGAAAACATCGCTACTAGTGACCCGAATGAACCTAACACTTTAGGTTTAGCTATTCCTGATGATCAACAAACTAAAATTAATACTTTAGAACGTCAATATGATTCTTTAAAAGATTTAATTACTGTTGAAAATGTTGGAACTGATCATGGTTCAAGAGATTTGGAAAAGCTGTCAGAAATTAAGCCAATGCCACGTCTTGACCAATTTGATGATCAATCTGATGGTACAAAGAAAAAGAATTATAACAAGAGCCAAAATACTGATATTCCTGAAGGGGATTATCCATCTATTAAGAAAATTAATTATGTAATTGGTGACTATGGTGCCATTTTCTATGCAAGTAATGATTTACTTAATGATTCTGATGCTAACGTTGAAGATTACTTAAATAGACACATTGCATTAAAGAATACAGTTACATATAATCATGAGATTATTAGCAGATTGCCTCAATCCCAAAACAAAGCTACTTTAAAGACTTTGGATGATATTAGTGATGCTGTTATGGACTTAGATATGGCACTTTGGGATGGCTCTGTCTTATTGATTAATAAATCTGCATTTAAGGCTTTAAAAGAAGTTCGTTTAGCAGATGGTCATCATGCACTTACAACTGATGCAAGAACTAATATCACAACGTTTAAGTTAGATGAATCAACGTATGCAGTAGTTCGCGTAGTTGAAGATAGATGGTTACCTGATAATAAGACAGCTGCAGGCAAGTTCCAAAGTCATCCGTTTTACTATGGTAATTTTAAAGAATTTTTACACCTCTTTGATCGTCAACAACCACAATTACTTACTTCAAATATTGCTGCACATGCATTTGAAAGAAATCAAACTGCTATTAGATCATTACTTAGAATGGATCTTCAAGTGTGGGATGATGAAGCAATTATTTCAGGTTCATTTGATAAGATTGCTAGTCAACCTCTCATTTTTTCATCTGTAGGGGTACCAAGTAGCACTGATGCTGCTGATGATGCGAATAAGAAGAGCGGACAATAAATAGAAGGTGATCTAAATGGCCAAAGTACAATTTTATTTGACCATTAAAGATGGTCTTGAAGATCTTCTAGGTTATATAGATGATGATTTAACTGAAGAAATGAAGACCCGCATGATTACTTGCTTAAATGCAGCTGAAAGCTTTGTTCAAGGTTCCGTTGGACCTGATGATGGTAATTTCTATCAAAAAAATGGCGTAAAAAATCTTTATACTGTTGCTTGTAATTCCTATGCTGCTACGTTGTTTACCTATGCTTCAACAATATCTGTAAGAAGAGTAAATAATGTTGATGATGTTTGTCGCAGCATCATTGGTCAATTACGTGGTAAATATGATGCTAAAGACGATGAGGTGAATAATGATGGTACGGAACATCAATCCGACATCTCTAACGGTGTTAATTAAATTCGGTAAACCTGAAATGAAATTAAATGAAGGTACTGGAAACACTGAAAATACTGGTATTAAAGTAAAATTTAGAACACGCGGTAGAAGATATTCTTTGCCAATTACTCAGCAATTTGAACATTCTGATGTTAACTGGCGGCAAACTTTTGTTTATGTAGTACATCATCGAAGAGATTGGTCCGAAGTTACATATGCAGAGATCAATGGACAGATGTATCAAGTTACTGGAATTAATCCTGACTCAGCTAATTTGCCTAATAGTTATGATCAGATAACACTTACTCGAATTGTAGAAGGTGAAGAGAGTGATGGATAATTTTGAAAAGCAACTTAATCAGTTTATGGAAGAAATAAAAAAACAAGTACCCAATAAGAAACAAAAACAGGTAGCAACTTTAGCTGGTGCAAAAGTTTGGGCTGATAGTTTATCTCATGAAGCTAAGCAAAAACACTATTCTAATCATAAGGATAAAGTTTATGGCCATATGGCTGATAATGTTAAGGTGTCAGGCAAAAACATAGATGGTATGGTTGATGGTTCAGCAACGGTAGGCTGGGATAAAAGAATACATGCAATGAATGCCCTGTATACTAATGATGGAACTGTAAAAATGCGTGGTGATCATTGGGTTGATGAAGCTCGAAAAAGCTTTAATCCTGAGGTGTTTAAGGCTGAGATAGCTGCCCTTAAGGAGATGGAGAAATGATTTCACCACCTATAACAGAAGTTTATAAATTAATCGCTAAACAAGATTATGATTGGTTAGATTTATTAGCATCAGGTAATAAAGCGCCAGATGCGACAGGAAAATATACTTCAATTCTTATTCAGAATGCTGATGAAACACCTGATGGCATCAGGAATAATCGTTCAACTTTGATTCGATTTAGAATTGAAATACAAATTTTCTTTAAAAAAGGTTTTAGTCAAAATATTTATGAAAAAAGACAAGTCATAGAAGATTTGCTTCAGGATGATGGCTGGATTCTTTCAGATGAAAGACCTCCGGTACCAGATCCCAAAACACAGCAAACTTTTATGACTATTTATTTTATAAAAAATTATAGGAGAAAATAATGAGTGAAAAATTAGGTAGTGCAGCTCATGGTATTGATTTAACTATTTTGAGCGGTATTTCAGAACAAGATGGTCAAGTTGTTAAAGGCGATAATGGTTTAACTCAAGATGGTCCTTATGCCGTTGATGCAGGTATTGAAGGTGCAACTCAAGTTGAATATCAAACTTTGGAAGCAGCCGGTACAGATCAATTTGCTAACAACAAGCGTAAACGTACTACTAGACCAAGCCAAAACCCAACAGCAACAGTAACTTACTTAGACATTGATTGGGATGTTTTGAACAAGGTAGTTGGTTATGAAGAAGATGAAACTGGTGGTGCAACTCTTGATCAAGATCACAAACCACATATTTCATTGTTAACGCGTGAACCACTATTGGACGGTAATTTCTTATATGAAGCATTTGCTAATGCTACAGCAACTTACCAAACTTCTACTCACGCTACTGATAATACAGAAGAACAAGATGCCAACGTTCAATTGAGTTTAAAGGCATATGAACCAATCGCAGATGTTTTCAAGCTTAAGAGTGGTAAGAAGATGCCTTATAAGAAGTGGAATTCAGGTTCTAAGAAGTTCGATGAAGCTAAGATGCTTCAAGAAGTATTCCCTGGAACTACCGCAAAAACAGTAGATGACATTCTTAAAGCAAGCACAATTAAGACCTCAAGTGCAGGCGGTAATCCAACACCAGGTAATTCAGGTGGTTCTACTAGTGGTACAAACACAGGTTCAGGAACTGATTCAGAAAAGAAGACAGAAAATAGTCACTAATTAAAACGCTGGGTGGGAGTGGAAGGTAAATCGTTTTTAGTCAGCAAATCAATTTAATTATTTTTTGAAAGGAAAATACTATGCCAATTCAAATTGATACAACACCATTTTCAAGCATTATTAACAAAAAGACTATTGGAGTTGAACCAACAGGAGCCATCTTTGATAAGGCTCAAGATATTCAAATTGAGTTAATGGATGGAGACATTAAGCGTAAGGAAACCTTCTTGGAATTTAAGAAGCGTGATCGTCAAACTGCTAAAGACGTAAAAGAATTTATTAAGAAGACATTGTCTTTAACAACTAAGCAATGGGATAAGATAAATGAAACTATTGATAATGATGTACTAATGAAATTTGGCATGTATATGGCTTTAGCTCTTCAAGGCGCTGAATACGATTCTTATCAAGACTATGTTGATTTTATTAATCAACAAGCTGAAGAGGATGCTGATACAGACCCAAAATCCTCCAATACAAACGAAGAAAATTAGTTTTTGAGTTAAAAAATAGAAGATTAGATAAGAAGCGTTTGCGTAAGGAAATGTTCTTGAAGCATGGAATAGCTCCTGATTTTTGGAAGAAAACCAATGTCTTTGAATTGATGGATATTCTTAATGTTCCAGATAAAAATCCACAACTACCAGTTGCGCATGATGGTGGCTTTTACGATAACGCTGATTGGGCTGAATAAGCCCTTTTTATTTTGCGCTGGAAAGGAGGAAAAATGAGAATTCAAAACGTAATGGCCACGAGTATCAAAATTGATACTGTGAGTGCTACTCAGTCATTGCGTTCTATGAACACAGCATTAAAGGCTTCAACAAATGCATGGAAAGCCGAAGAAGTTCAAGCTAAAAGTGTTGGTAACTACCTTAAGGCATCTCAAGCAAGGTATGAAGGCCTAGGACGTTCAATTGATCAAGCTAAAGAAAAGATCAAATTAATTCAAGAACGACAAAAAGCTCTTGATCTTACAACTGAAGATGGCCGAAATAGTTATAACCGCTATGCTAAGCAACTTGGAATAACCGTTAAGCAGTTGAGTTCAATGACAGCTCAACAAGAACGTGCTAAATCAGCTATGCAGTATCAAACTTCTGGTTTAGCTAGCCTTCAATCAAGGTATCGATCACTTAATGAAGTTAATAGTTCATATGTGAAGCGATTAGAAGCAGAAGGTAAAAAGTATGAAGCTGCAAAGACAAGGTTAACTAGTTATAAATCAGCTGTCGAAAATTTAACTAAGCAACAAAAAATTCAAGAGAGTGAACTTTCAAGAATTGCTAGTGAATCTGGAAAAGCTAGTTCGGCTTATCATGCTCAAGAAGTTAAAGTTAATCAAACTGCTACAAGCATTAGTAAATTAAATTCTAAAGTTAAATCTGCTCAATCTGAAGTAAATAAACTTAATCCAAATGGCTTTAATAAGATTGCTAATGGTGCCAAACATGTAACTAATGCAGCTGATAAGATGAAGTCCAGCTTAAAAAATACGTGGGAACACGTTAAGTCTGGTGCTACTGCTGCAGCTGCTGGTATTGGAGCTGTGGGAGCTGCTGCAATTAGTGGAGCAAAAAAGGCTGGTAACTTAGAGCAATCCTATAAGGAAATCACTAACTTAGCCGTTACTGGCGGTGAAAAACAAAAGGAAGCAATTAAAAATGTTTCTGAAATGCAACGCCAAGGCCGAGCTATGTCAATCCAGTATGGTAAGTCTCAACAAGATATTGCTGATTCCTATGAGGAATTAGTTAAAAGAGGATATACCACTAAGCAAGCATTAGGTGCTATGCGAACCGAATTACAGGCTAGTGTTGCATCAGGTGATGACTTTAAAGATGTTGTTGCTGTATCAAGTACAACTCTTGAGTCATTTGGGATGCGTGCTAAGACCACGGCTCAAATGACTTATAACACCAAGCGTGCAGTAAATGAGTTAGCCTATGCTGCTGATATGACTTCTACCGGTTTCAAAGACTTAGGGTATGGGATGTCCTATGTTGGATCATCCGCTCACCAAGCCGGTTTTGGTTTATCTCAAACTGCAGCTGCTATGGGTATTCTTAGCAATAACGGTTTGGAAGCATCTAAAGCTGGTACTGGATTAAATGAAGTTATCAACCGCTTATCTACTGCTACTGGTAATTTGCTCAAAGGTGACAAGAAGAATGCTCTTGCAAAATTAGGTATTAAGCCTAAAGAAATTACTACTTCTACTGGTAAATTAAAAGATCTTTCAACTGTATTTGGTGTTTTAAATAAACACATGCAGGGAATGTCAAAGGTCCAAAAGATCAACATCATGAAATCCCTATTTGGGATGACCGGAGAACAAGCAGGTTTAATCTTAACTAAGTACAACAAACAACTTGGTACCTTATCTAAGCAAACTCTCAAAGCTGGTAAAGATGGAGATTATGTTGCTAAGTTAGCTAAGAAAAACTCTGAAACTGCCAAAATGCAGATGGCACGTCTTAAGATGACTGGCGAAGCCTTCAGCATGACTCTTGGGGCAAAAATGTTACCAGCAATTAATAGAGCTGGTGATAGTCTTGTAATCTTTCTTACTAAAACAAAAGATGGTAAGAAATTAACACAAGATTTTGCTAATGGTGTTGGTGCAGTTGCTAATGGGTTGGTTGACCTTATTAAATGGGCTACTACTCATAAAACCGAAGTTAAGTGGATCTTTGGTGGACTTTTAACAGGATATTCAGTTGTTAAAGGCGCTCAATTTTTACAGTTTTTAAATAAAACTCGGTTGGCCATGTCTGAACTTGGGGTTTTAAGTAAATCAAAGACTGCAATTAAAGGCGTGGGAACAGCATTTAAGTTTACTGCCAAATTAGCAAAAGCTGGTGGTAAAGGGATCCTAACGGCTGGAAAAGCATTTGGAAAATCCTTTATCCAAAGTGCTAAAGGAGCTGGAAGTGCTATTAAATCTGTTGGTTCCATTTTAGGTAAGGGAGCCAAAAGAGTTGGTAGTGATCTAGTTGATTCTGGAAAATTCCTTGGTAAGCAATTAGTAAAGGGATTCAAAGGCTCGGTTAAGCTAGGAAAATCAATTGGATCATCTCTAGTTAATGGTGCTAAATCCTTAGTTACAAAATCTGTTTCTCTTGGCAAAAAAATAGGTTCAGCTATTTCAAAGGGTGCAAAATCAACTTTTAAATTTAGTGAAAGCTTATTTGAAAAAGGTAATAGTGCAGGTAAACTAACTGGGCTTCTGCAATCTGCTCATTCTGCTGGTGGTTTTAAGAATTTAACTACAGCTGGCAAAGTCGGAACCGGTTTAGCCGGAGCTGGTGTTGCTGTTGATACCGCTACTTCAATTGTTAAAGCAATTAAAGATAAAGTTGGTAGTCGTAAGCAGTATGAAGATGTCGGCACTTCTGCTGGTAAAGGCATCGGTGGAGCGATTGGACTATGGTTTGGTGGTCCAGCCGGTGCAGCTGTTGGAGCTACTATTGGTGCCAAGGTTGGTAAATGGGGCGGTGACGCTGTCAAGTCATTTACCAACGGTTGGAAATCCAAGAAACCACCTAAAAACTTCTGGAGTTTAGAAAATTTAGGTTGGAGCACAAAAGACACTTTCAGCAAAATTGGTAAGTGGGGGCAAGGAGTAGGTCAAAAGTTTGGCCAAGGTCTTAATAAAGGTAAATCCTTTGCTAAGAAGAACGCCAAAGAGCTTGCCTTAACTGCTGTTTCACCAATGCTTGGAATTCCAGCGCTTCTTTATAAGAACAATCCAAAGTTCAGAAAATGGGCTAATGGTGTTGGTAAAAGCGTCAAAAAGGGATTTAATTCCGTAAAGAAGAATGTAGGTAATTTCAATAAATCAGTTTCTAAAAATGTTCCTGAATTGTCAAATTAAGTGCAACAGTTAGGTTATGAAGAGATATATTGCTTGAAGAGTTCCTCTGCTGTGTGATATTGGAGGATTCGGCGATATTTGTGGTTAATGGCATCAGTTGCCTGTTGAACATAAGCTTTTGACT